GTTTTCCTCTTTTCTTTTTTGGATTTAGGTTTTTTGCTTTTTTTTTTTGAGATACAATCAAAAAATTCCAATTCCTCCCCCGCCGATAGCTATTATAGCCGATAGCACCGCCGCCGCAGTGATTATCGTACTTGCGCTTATAGTTATTTGCATATCATTCACACCTCCGCGAAATACGTCGCGTCGTTTTTATAATTAGTAAATTCGCATATGTAGAGTGGTGCAATTATTGTGGTCATTGTAGTCTCCTTTGGTTATAATATTCTTTTGATTTTTAGATTCGTGTTTAACTCCATGCTATATAAAGCATTATTATAATATACCAAAGCGGACCGCGCTCCAGACTTTTCGTCATAAGTATTAAACCAAACATACAATGTCGGCTTATTAGCTCCGGTCTCCTTTATTTTTATCAGGTATTGGTTTGTGTCGCGATATGTGACGTCAACGGTCGGTGTTTCCGTGATACTAATGATTTTTGTATCGCCTACATTTACCGGTAAGTCAACAATCAACGATGAATCGCCATAAGGGACAACACCTAAAATCATATTCCTTGCCCCTGTCACATACAAATTGACCGGATACATATTAAATAATTCATCGCCCAGTTCTTTTACTTCTTCTTCCGTAGGTCTCATAAAAATATAATCCCACTGCACACTCCCTATATCCATCGCTTGTGTGTAAGAAGAAAGTGATATTCTGGAGGGGCTCTCATCCATTTCTCCCGCATCATACTCTATCGGTCTATTATAATATCTTTTGTCTAACTTATGATATGTAGGGACTTCTCCTGTGACCTTTATGCTGTGCTCGCCCGCCGTTTTACAGACAGGCGTTACACCGTTGGCAGCGGACACCGCAAATGGCATTCCATTGTCTTCTAATTCTTCATAATATAAATGCCCATTGCCAATCATATCATCTCCCGCGGTTGATGTATATGTTACGCCGTCAAAAACTATATTGTATTTCCTTCCCTTGACAAATAATTGATTATCCGTTTTATCAAACATATCCCAGTTGATTTCATTATTGTCAATTCTATAAAAGAATACACCACCTTGTGTAGCGGTTTCTTTGTCTAATGTCACATCAAAGTATGTTCCCGCTTTCCATTCCGTATAGCAAGGTCGATTTTTCACAAAATCCGCCGCAGTCTCGTCATTCTGTGTCCAATCAGCTTGCACCTGTTCAGCCACGGACAGCACGCCGTTTTTATCCACCGACAGCCCGCCGCCGAGCGTGGAGAACGGCTTGTTCTGCACCGCGTCCCATGTGGGTCTTTCTAACGCATTCAGCTCGTCGAGTATTTTTTGATACACATCCGGCGTTGGTTCTTTTTCTTCGTCTCCGAGGTGCGCCGCGTCCATAACCTTTCCGAGGATTCCCCAGACCGTCGGCAGGACTATAGTTTCACCCGACACGCCAAACACGCCGACTGCTAAAATTTCCCCTGCGTCTGCGAGTGCTTCCCAAGGTATTGCTGTAGTGTTTGTGTTGAGTAAGACAGATATTGTCTTTTTTGATGTTTTAAACGTCGCTGTTTTGGCAAGTCCGTCCCACGCTGCATTAAATCTAAACTCAACCGTATTAACATTTTGAGAGCCAGCTGTCAGCAGCTCCCGCGTCCGTACGTTAAGGTGGTTTTTGTTGACTTCGCAAATTATCAAGGCTATTCTCCTTTCATGGCTTTTTGGATGATTTTTTTATATTGCGCCGAATGCTCTGACACGGCGGGTTTAAGATAAGGCTGTGCGCGTTGCCGTCTTGTACCAAGCTCGACGTGCGGAGCGTAAGTAACGTTCGTGCCGATATACGCAGCCTGTTCACTCTCGCGCACGGTATGAGCTATACTGTTACGCAGTCTGCCAGTATCAACGGGACAGATTTTTTTAGCATATCCCTCACCAAGCAGCCCGCATTCTTCAAGTGCATTTTCGGCGGCGCGAGTAAGCTGTTGTAATACTTCGTCTTTGTGCGATTTAAATTCAATGTTCATCGTTACGAGCTATGATTTTTTCAATATCTTTAAGTTTAATATCAATTGTTTCCCAGTTTTGCGGATTGTCTCCTACATCCGCTATAAATGTATCATCGTCGAGTATTTCAACAATTACAGCCTCTTTACCGTCTTTCGTTAATACCGTGTCGTATAGTTTGATATCCATTTTATACCTCTTTTATGTATGCGCTTATCATTTTTGTTGTGCCTTCGTGCGAGGTGAGCCATGCCACAACAACATTAGCAGGATTATTGAGCTTGCCGTAAAGAATCATTTTTTGCTCATATCTATCTCCATATTTTGTTGTTCCTTTTTTTGTGGCAGGGTACACGTCAATGTTGTCTTCTATTTCTTTTTTTAGTTCGCGCCAATTATCAATATTATAGCCAAGTCGACTTTCAAATGCTTGCCCTTTTGCATAGCCACTCTTATTTTTAGGATTAAAAATATATTCCGCAAATTTGGCATCGGGAATGATTTTCTTTTCGCCGGGAAGTGCAAGGGAAGAATCCCTATTTAGTTCCTCTCGCCGCTCTACATCTAATTTAATGAGTTTCCATCGTTCGGGATTATTATACATAATATTTTTAAATTCGTCTATACTATTCGGTATTATATCCCCAAGAATCGCCTTATAACGAGAGTATAACCCGGAATCCGCTTTTTCCGTCTTCCACTTTTTCCACTCTTCATACGTCATATCGGATATAATGTAATTCTTCCCCGTAGCCTCGCTCCGCGCCCTCCGCTGGGCATTTTCGTAAGGCTCGTCGCCAAGCAACGCAATCATAGTGCAGCGGCAGTTGTATATTTCTTCGGGTCTTCCGTTCGGGTCTCCCGGATACATACATCCGTTGTCAAATTTTTTATCGCGGTCTACTGTCGCACCATCAAGAGCGGCATGACTGTGACGCGTTCGCCCATCAAGAGTAGCAAGCCATTGTTTCTTTAACTTGATTCCCCTCTCGGCGGCAGCGTTATATCCATCAAGCCGCCCTGCGTTTTGTGCGCCAGTCGTAGCAGTACGCGCAGCACGTATCGCACTATTTTTATTCATCCCGCTAATCCGTATCATCAAGTCCTGTGCAATTTCGTCAATCGGTCTGCCCTGCAATATTCCACTTGTAATAGACGATGTAATTTGCTTTTTGCCGTACTCCAAATCAATATCACGCTTTATAGCCTTTTCCGCTGGATAATTCGGCATAAGTTCGGGGTTCTCCATGATAAGCCGTTTTATAACGCGTTCATCATACAGAGTAAAGTCGCAGTCCCCGACAGCCTGCTCAATCTTGTAAGCTGTCCAGTTGCGGTTTATTGAGTAAATTCCCGGCGTTTCGTCGTTGACATAAGCAATAGCGATTTCGTTAGCGTGCGTCATTCGCTCCGCCAGCTTGTCACGCATAGCCTTGTATTGATTGCCCGTCATAAGTTGTTCCAGCCGCCACTGCTGATATTGCTTTTCGGTAATTTTTTCTTCTTCAAGCAGTTTCCGCTTTTTCTCGTCCGCTTTCTCAAACCAAGCGAAGAACGCGTCAACCGATTTGTCACGCGCTTCCATCGCTTCACGATAGACTTGTTCAATGCGTTTTTCCAGACGTTTCAGACGTTCTTCTGTCCACTCTTGCGCTTCGTCTCGCTTACTCATCCTCGTTTACCTTTTCCGGCTTTGTAGCTTGCTGTGGCGCGTCTGGTGATTCGCTCTGCGTCACGCCGAGACGGTTCAAGTCTTCCGCGTCACGCCGTTTCAATATTCCGTCTACTTCCTCCGGCGTTATCCATGGCAGGTGGTTAAGAATAGCCTCGTCGTCAAGGTAATTCGCCGCCAGCATAACCATTTGTGTTTCTTCCGTCATATTCGCGATTCGATTCCACTTGTACGCTGGTTCGTCCTCAATACCGATTAATTGCAGTATCTTGTATATCGTGTTCGAGATATGATATTCAAAATCCCCGCATTTGTCGTCTTGCGGCTGATACGCGGCGCGTATTTCCGTTGCTGTTTTGGCAGAAGCAGAAAGCTCCGACACATTAAGCAGCATAGCGTCTTTGTATAGGTCTGTCCGCAGTATCTCAAGCATAGTTGAGCGAGCTTCCACAGGCACATCAACAGTGTGAGATTCAACCTCCGCATCGTCCGCGCTTACCGAAGCAGCCTTTACCACACGGAGACGGTCGAGGAATTTAACCATATCCTCATCGTCAAAACCGCCCGAGTTTTTTATAGTCCAGTAAATCCCCGCCGTGTCGTCTATGTCGTTAGCCAAGCCATTTTTGATATAATCGTAACAGTCAATGGATTCCCGCAGCCCATTCAGTTCGGATTCGTGCAAATCGTTCGCGTAAAGCGGTATAATCGGAAACGACGGATAATTAGAATAAGCAACCTCGGAAATGAGATTATCAGCCGTGCTTGTCGCGGTTTTGATATATCCGCGCTTCGCGTCGACCTGCTCCATATCAGAGCCGTGCTTGTGGATATAGGTCGCGTATCCGTCCTCTTCGTACAACGTCGCATGGAGTACGTTCTGACCGTCCGTGCCGCTGTACCAGTATCGCACTCCGGCACGGAGCAGGGAAGTGTCCTCGTCATAAAGCGGAGCGAAGCCCGGGCAAGACGGAGTATCCGCAAAACCGAACACCTCCACATGGTCAAAGTTTAAAAAGCAGAACGACACACCATCAATCATAGCTTTTTTAGCGGCGGTCTGTATTTGATAATCAAAGTCACGTCCGAGCTTGTCTTTCGTGTCGCTTTTTGCAAAAGTAATACCGTTCGACAACACATACTGCGTCTGCTGTATTACCATCGAGCGAAAGAAAGCCGTTTTTGTTTTGTAATTAGCCGAATAGATATCCGTTACCTTTTTGCCGGACATCGTATAAAGGAATTTTTGAAACTGCGTAATTGTAACGTTACGCTTAGCGTAATACTCGTTAGCAACAGCCGCGTCGCGGTATTTCTTGCTGCTCCTATGGTCGTTGATAACGCTCTCAATAAACTGCATACGGACTTTTTCATCAAGTCCGACAGCGACTAAATCTTGATAAGTTTTGATAATGCTCACCTACCTATAAAGTATCGGCTTGTAATTGCCTTTTCCGATTCTATGACGTAATACCGTCGACGCAAAATAGCGTATTTCGTCCATTGCGTGGTCGTTTTCTTTTATTACGGTGTCCGCGTCCGTCGCTTTGTCGTCCCACGAGTATAAACCGAATTCGTTTATAGCGTCCTTGCAGCACCGATGTATTTTAATATTGCCGCCCATGAGATAATCCGCTACACGATGGATTCCGTTAAGCACGTCGTTGTCAGCTTTTCGTGTTTTAAAGCCTTTCCGCTGCAAAGCCGTGATAAACGACGCAGCGGAAGGGTCTATAATAACCTCTTTGATGTCGTAACCTTTCGCAAGCTCGATTACGTTGTTGCAATAGTCCTCGTCTGTTCGCTGCGCCCTTGCTGCGCGTCCATTGTAATAGTATTCCTTTATTCGCACAGCCTTGTCGCCGTTAATGCACCAAAGACCAGCCGAAAAAGGGTTCATTGTGCCGTAGTCGATAGAGATATAATATTCACCGCTTTCCGGCACATCGTCGACTATACACGATTCGTTAAAGCACTGGTATACAAGACCTTCGGCAATACAGCGTTCGCCAAGTATATCGCGCCGATACCATATAGAGCCTTTGTCATACTGCGCTTCTATTTCCGCGAGACGCTGCGGAGTAATAGTAGCGTTGTCGCGGATTGTAAAATGGCGGTAATTGTATCTGTCGCCGAATTGAGAGGGAAAACGGTCGATAAAGTCCGTATAAATCCAGTGCGCAGGTGAGGACGGGTTTAAATCCCAAAATACACGACGGAGACGCGCCGCGAGCTGACGGTTAAACGCTTCTTTTATCGTGTCTTCATGGTGCAAGTTTATTTCCGTGGCAATCCACATGCCATAGGAGTTACCGCGTATTTTTTTAAAGCTGTCAGCCTTGCCGCCTCCGGCAAAGATAACAACATAATCCCGCCCGTGAGAGGTGATAATTAAAGCTTCATTACCCTTGTATTTCGTCCAGCGACACCGCCCACGGAATATATTCTCCAAGCCGTACCCATTCGCCGCGCCGATGTTAAGCTTAGCGTTCGCAGCGGTTGAGCCTGTAGCAAGGTGGATTCTATCCGGCGTTCCTTTTTGGATGAGCGCAGCAAAAGCGGCAATATTGTCTATGGTTTTACCGGCACGCACCGCGCCCTCCGCCACGGAGATGGTGGAGCGAATAGCAGAATTAATATATTCCTTATGCTTTTCTCCGAATACCGGAAACACACTGCGCGATATCATTCTATTCCCGCCTCGTGCAGATAAGCTTCCGTGTCCTCGGTATCAACGGAATCCTCCGGCTTGTCCTTCTGCCCGAGATACTGCTTGCCGAGCCATATCGCCATAGGAACACTACGCTCCGCGTGTTGCCATTGTAAACGCCGGAGCGATACTTTCCCCCTGCTCCTTTTTTGGGCGAAAACTACGGAAAAAGTTTCTCCATATGTTTTGCGACACCACGTATTGAGCGTTTTGTCGGTAACATCGAACCAATCGCATATTTCTTCACACGTGCACTGCATTTTGCAAAGCTTCTCAAATTCAATTTGGTTTATTTCCTTCGGCGGTCTTCCCATCCTCGCCACAGCCGTCTCCTTTCCGCGCATTTTGCGTTAAATTTTCTTCCCCCAAGTTTTATTCCCGCCAATATGAGTTTTGAGCCAGCCGTGGAAAGCAAGCTTTTCGTCAGTGCTTTCGGGATAAAGGTTAATAAGCCGCGTCAGCTTGTTATTTTTTAATATTACAAAAGGCTGACCGCCATCTGCCCTTTTACAAGTAAAACCGAGTTTTTCATACACCGCACCCGAGTTTATAGTTGCATTTGAGTAACTATAAACCTTGCTTACACCGATTTCCCGCAGCGTGTTTTCACAAGCCGTTTGCAACTTGCTCGCACCACCGTGTATTCGCGTTCCGCGCGATATAGACAACCGCACAAGCTCATATTTTTTATTTTTGCCCCTAACCGCCCCGTTAGATATGTCATATAACATAACCGCCACAAGTTCGCCCGAGTAAATCAAGCCAAAACAAATAGCGGTATCACGCACGAGCGGCGCGGATTGTCTATGGTTGCGGATAAAAAAGTCCTGCGCCAGCCCAACAGGCACAGGCACACAATCACACTTCGACGCGCGTATGGTACGAGTAATAACCGTGCCGCTCTTGTAAGAGCACTGCGCCGCTGTTTCCTTGACCGCGTCAAGCGGAGATATCAAAAACCGTTTGTCGCTGTCCTTGGTCTGGAGTATCCACTTGCCAATATTTTTATACTCATATCCCGTAATATTTTGATATTTGTTCTTTTCAATAAAATCTGCGGGATTTATTTTGACAAAACACTCCAAAGGCACTTCCGATAGCTCAGATATTTGTTGTATGTGTTCATCGAGCAGTTTGTCAAAATACTCCCAAGCCGCGCGGACGCGCAAAGTCATATCAGTCACCGCAAACCGCCCCCATCACTAACTTACAAAGCGCGTCACCGCCGTTTTTGCCGACGTAAGACACAATTTGTTCAGCCTGCTCAGGAGTAATAACGAGCTCCAAAAAACATTCCGCGTTCATGCCAAATGCGGATATCGAGAACACCCCAACCTTACTTTGCGGCGGTTCTTCGGCAGCTTCCTCGCTTGTTTTTTCCTCGTCAAGTTCGTCCTCGTCAAAGCCAAAGCCAAAATCAAAATCACTAAAATCAAGGTCGCTAATATCCTCAGCCAGCAGCTCTAAATCCCAGTCGGATTCATTGGATTTGTTGTCTACAATACGCAGCTTCCGCACTTGCTCCGGTGTTAAATCATCAACGCATACACAAGGCACAGTCTCCATGCCAAGTTTCTTAGCGGCAAGTGCGCGGCAGTGACCGATAACAATAACACTGTCCTTGTCAATCACAAGCGGCTGCACAAATCCGTATTGCTTGATAGATTCAGCGACATTAGCAATTTGCGTTTTATCGTGCTTTTTCGCGTTTTTGGAGTAAGGCACGAGCTCACTCACTTTTCTTTGTACGATATTCATTTTTCCTCCGAGTTGTTTTTTTATTTTATGAATGCCACCTCGCGGAATCGAACCGCGTCGTTCTCCACACTACGAGGGAGGTGTCTACCATGCACCAAGGCGGCATAAGCTCAACCAGAATTGCACTGGCGCAGCGTACCGAGTACACCGAGCTGCTTTTATGAGCCGCAGCTTTTTTTGAAAGGAGGAAAACACAGAGTACAGACCATGTACCCATAATCATAATATCACGGTTTTTAAAGTAAATCTACTTCTTTTACGATTACTTTTATATAATTTTCGCCGTGGAAGTACATAGATATCCCCTTTACATAGTTTTTGTTGTCGTCTACGATTAAAATACCCTTTAACCCGTCCTCAATCATCTTTAATTCGGACGCATGATTGGAGCAGTCTAAATTGTCGTTAAAGTAAGCAATGATTTCCACAGGCTTGTCGAAAACCTGCGGGTGTTTGTGAGAGCGGTAAACCGCCTCCCGTGTCAGCAAGTGCCAGTATTCCGCGTCCTTTTTGCGCACCGCCCAATGCTTTCCCGCGTAGTATGCGTTCAGTCCGTAGCGTCTGTTCCATGCGGTCTTTCCGGCTTTTGATTTAGGATAATCAATCTGAAACTCAAACGTTTTCAAAACGGCAGTTCCTCGTCGTCGGGAAGAGTGCTAAAATCCGGCATTGTCATTTTTGTCTGGTAAGCCTCCGGCACATAAGGAATGCTTGCCGGAGTCGCGTATGACTGCGTTTTCGGCGGCTGTGCAGCAGACTGCGGAGCTTCCGATTTCGCGTCTACAAAATAAGCTTCACTCGCTACAATTTCCGTCGCGTAACGCTTCTGCCCCTGCTGGTCTACCCACGACCTGTTATGCAGCTCACCGACTACGCAGATGGAGCTTGCTTTTCTGAAATAGCGCGTGATGAATTCAGCCGTCTGCCGCCAAGCTGTTACGTTGAAGAAGTCCGCCTGTGCTTCCTCGCCTTCTTTAACGCGTTTGTTGACGGCAATAGAAAACGTAGTTACGGAAATACCGCTCGGAGTGGTTTTAAGTTCGGGGTCTGCCGTCAACCGTCCACCGAGTATAATCTTGTTAAAATTAAAGTTTGCCATGTAAAACCTCGCTGCTTATTATTTAATCGCAATCAATATTCCAAGAATCGCCCAAAGAATCATTATGATAGAGTGATGTTCTTTTTCGTGCCGCCATTCGTCGTTTTGCTCTGCTTTGTACCACTGCGGGATAACTAACGTAAGCCGTGCCGTGTGTGCCGCAATCAGCAAAGCATTAACCAAAATCCCAACTATTTGTGTGTCTCGCATATATCAGTCTCCTATCGCAATATCCACGCCACCTATCATCTTAGGGTAAAACGTAACCTTGTAATGATACGGCGAAACGTCCGCGCCTTGCATATCCTCCACCACATAGAGAACAGTGTCGGTGAGGTAAATAAAATGTTTTTTGTACTCGTTTTCGCCTGTTCTGCAAACAATCTCAAGTTCGTTGTTTACACTATTTTTGAGCGAAAACACTCCCTCGAGCTCGTATATAATAGTATCCGTGCGGCTGTTTATCACCGTAATTTTGCGGCAAACGCCGAACGAATCCGCTTCGAGCGAAACATTGTAACTTACTCTATCTGCCTGACGGCAGGAGGTCAAATTGACGCACAAAAGTGCGATTAAAATAATTGCAATAACAATAAGTATTACTTCTGCGGCTTTTCGCATATTTCTTCCTCCATCTCTTTGAGCCAATAATTCCTCATGCACTCGTGACACACCTCCGAGTGCTCAAATTTTGCGGAGCGGCAGTTGTAAGTACCGCTTTCAAATAAATCATAATCAACCATCGACGGACATATTTGTATCGTATCTAACTTGTACGCATAAGGATAATTCTTCAAAAATTCGCTTTGTCTCGTCTTAACAGGGTGTTCCGCAGCCCATTTCTCCACAGCGGCAACAATTTCTTCGGGATGCGCAACGCATTGTAGCTTGCAATAGTTATACTTTTGATATACAACACAAGAGGTGCAACCGTTTTTGTTGCTGTTGCATATTCGTCTTACTGTTTTCAAAAATTCAACCGCGTCCATAGTGTTTCTCCTTAGATTTTAAATATGCCTCCATGTATGCCGTTTCCATTGCTCGCGCGTTTGCTTCGGCGGTTTTGTTAGGGTAAATTTCAGAAGAGCAGTACATACATTTCGGCAAAATCTTCACCCAAGTAAAGCTGATGCCGCGTACCGTCATTTCTCTCGGGTGGTGTGCCACAACAAACGGTCTTACAGTGTGACAATATGGGCAAAAATCGAATCCGCCATATTTTTCGTTTTCAACATAATTCCAGCGAATGCGTCTCCAATTGCGCTGATAACTCTCGGGCATTTCCCGATAACTGCTCAAATTGTATTTGGCGGAGCGGTTTGTATTGTCAGAGCAACGTTTGTTCCACTGCACACAAGCCGTGATTTCACGTGCTTCGTTCCGGCTGAATCGAAACCGTCCCATCAGCAGTTTAGTGAATCTTTTGCGTGTCATTGTTTTCAGCTTAAAGATTTCGTTATACTGTTCCATTTGTTTCCTCCGTTGTTTGCGGCAAGGCTTTCCGCAAGACTTTTCGCCAGCTCGTTTATCTGGCAGTAAGCGAAATATCCTGAATATGTCGGCGGCATTTCCCGCGTCAAGTCTCCCTCGCTTTTCCATATGGCGTTGTTAAAGTTTGCTTTTTCACGCCATCTTACAATATCATCGGCGTATGCTCTCGCCTTATTTCGGGGATAGCGAAATTTCCCCATCAGCAGTTTGATGAATCTTTTCTTAGTCATGCTTTACCTCCCATACTGACAACCTATCATGTTCGACAGCTCCATCAGCTCACGCCTGAGCCGCTTTATGTCGGACTGTATCTGGGTGTGGTTAGCCATGCCGCTATATACGCTCGGCTTGTCCAGATTGCTTTCGATATCCTTTTGCAGACGCGCGGCAAGTTCTTTCACGAAAATTGCCTGCGCGCTTATTTCTGTTTTGCTTGACATTATTATTCATCCTCGCTTTCTTTTCACTCTCCATAATCGCAGAACGATTTCGGCATAACGCCGTCTCCGCGTCCTATCATGCACCAAAGGCAGCCCTCGATGAAGCTGTCCTCGTAGCGGTCTTTGCGGTCGAGCTGTCTGTGATGAATGCAGTCCTTACACCTCACCACCTTTACAACATCTTCGTCCGTGTCCTCGGCATACTTAAATACAATGTTGTACATCTCATCGGCAACAGGATTCTCGCCTACTTCCGGCATTATCTCACGCAGCCTGTACAGTAGCTCTTGTAATCTTTCGTATTCAGTCATGTTTCTTTTTCCTACTTTCTTTAAATTTACGATAGGCTCGAGTATAATCATAAGACGGAGCAAAAATATGCTCAACGGCGCTTGCTAACTTAGGCTCATATTTGTGTAGGATTTCCAGTTCTTCCTCGTATCTGCTATTAAAGGGGCATCCTGCGCAACCTGTGCGTTTAAATCCGTATACTGTATATGCGTCGCTGTGGACTATATTGTATGTTTGCTCAAAAGATATCTTGTCTTCGTCTGTCCACCAAAAACAAGGATAATATCTATCGGCTTTACCTTTGCCTTTGCCGGAATTGAAGCATTGCGATATGCTTGATCGAGCTCCGCCTTCTGCACGCCTAAGTCCAAGGCATACAAGGTCAGCCTTTAATTCCTTACTCGTTTTTGAAAGCGTGAAACTCGCCGCAGTCCTGACAAGTGAAGTTATCGCGGTACAGAATCCTTAGTGAGTAAGCGTCACGTCCTCTATTCCAAACAGTCATATTATTAAACTTTTTACTGCATTCGTTTGAGCAGAAACTTGTCCGTCTGCCGCTCAGAGGTTGTCCGCACCATTTACAGTGTTTCGGATTGACGTACTCCGGCACTTTGTACATTACGTCTCCGTATGCTTTCATAGCTTCATACAACGGAGGAAATGGTCGACGAGTTCCGTTGCGTTCCCAATAGCGTTTATAGGTCATCTCAGATACCTTTCCACGACGTGAGGGCAAGTAGCAATTTCGCGATATCTTGTGTTCGGTATCTCACATCCTGTTCTATGGACACAATCAAAACAAACCCTATCGAATATATCCTCGATTACGTTATACTCTTTAAAATCGTCAACGTATCCGCCTTCGTTTCTTACGTATCGTTCTACTAAGTTGCTGCACCCTATATGATATTTGAAGTCGAAGATATCTCCGCTGTCTGACTGTGTAATATGCACATATCTTTCGCCTTTTGGTATTGTCCCGTGACACAGGTCGCATTTATGCTCTTTCCTTGCGCGTGGTGTTGTTTCCTTGCGAAATTCATCCATTCTATTCCTCCTGTGGATCTGACGGCAACGGCAACCACCCTATAACTTCATCATCAATCCAAGCGACTTTTTCAGAATACTCGCCCATCTCCCACCATCCCTTACACACAAAGTCCGCATCCATTTCCTCGTCATAATCAATTACACTGTCATATGCGCTCTCATCCCACGAATATTTGCTGTATTCCGCGTTAACAGTACCGTCCTCGTACATACCTATTGTAACGTGATAAAACTTTTTGTCGCCTACATCATTTACTGTGCGTAAGAGTACTCTTTCTTCCACTCCCGGCAGTCTGTCTTTTACGCTAATCCAATCAGTCATTCTTCCTCCTTGTACACATACTCGACCGTTGCGAGCAGCTGCTTTACTTCTTCGTATGTCTCCGATACTCTGAGGTAGTCGCCCGCACCAAAGTATATAAAGGTGGGAGCTTTGCAATTTATCATTACTTGTTCTATGGTACCTATGTTGACTAACACGGGAGTGTTGCGCTTGTTTTCGTCCATATCCCACAGGTGCAGTTCGATAAAATTATTCATTGTTTTTCTCCTTGTTGTTAAGCCATTCGCAGTATTTTTCGCAGTCCTCTTTACTCTCAAATACCGTTACACAATAATCATAACTATCTATTTTTTCGGGTTTGAAATCGCTGCTGCGCACTATGTAACAGCGCACATAATCGCTGTAACTCTCACCGTTTCCCCGTACCTTGTCGTAGTAAAACTGTACTGTATCAGGCGATTTGCTTGCGTAAATATGCAAAAGTCTTGTCTCGGCAGGGTAATATATCACGTCTTTATGGCGGCATTTGCACTGCTCACGGTATTTCGTGCCTTGCGGAGAGTAAAATGTGATATATCCGTCCTCATCGCACTTGTCGCATTTTTCTTTCGGTTCGTCGTATCGCCATGCCGCTTTCCATCCTACCGTACAGCATTCAGCAAGTATTTCCTGCGCTTTCTTGTTGCGGTACTTGTCTTCGAGTTCCAATTCGGCTTTTTTTAACTTCGCTACTGCATTACGGTATCCGGCTTCGATTTCGTTTTTGCATGCTTTATAGTCTTTCAGCTCGTCGAGTTCCTTTTGGAGTCTTTCTATAAGTTCCTTGATTTCGCGCTTGACATCCGCTCTAAGCGCAGTTTTAAATTCCTCTATCTGTTCATCAAATTCGGGCGTATCGTCCCAAAAATCTACAAAATCTCCAAAATGCTCTTCTTCGTAGTTATTCATGTTCGTCCTCCTGTAATTTTTTGCTTCCTGCCGTCCTGCTCTTGTGCTTCTTCGCGCCGTATTGTTTGAGGTAACGTCGTGCGTCAGGGCAGTTCGCGCAGTTCTTTTGATTTTTGCAGTACCAACATCCATCCTGCGCGTTCCACCACCACCTCGGCATTGACGGACGCGCTTTTCTGTAGTTCTTCATTCCACTATCGGGAGAAACCATATCGAGTTCGCTATTTCTTTTTTGGTATATCCATACGCCATGACGTTTCCTTTATCATTCCAGCAATTGCCGTTTACAAATGTGTATGTGCGTCCTCGGGTAAACTTCGGGCAATCTCTGTCAATCAAACACACCGCCACTCCGTTAAACAGCTCGTCCTTCTTTTCGGTTTTCTTCTCACCCTCGCCGAAAATCTTCTTCACAACAGCTTCAACGGCGGCTTTCTCGCTGTATTCGTCTTTGCTGTATCTTGTCACGGTTGCTTCTTTTACTACAGTTCTTTCACCGTGTATCAGCTTTGCCGTGGTGGTGTCGCCGGATGATGTGATAATCAACTTAAATTCACGGGTTGGTTTCTCTTCGATGAGCTTTAAACAGCTTCCCCATAAATACTGTCCGTATCCGTCAACGGCTTTATCGTGGCAACTGTGGTAAAACGGTCTTTTTACGTCCATTTGTACGCCATAACATGTATCACCGACGATGTTATAATTTACGCTCACCGCCTTACCTTTGTCGCCAATGCAAGCGCGAGAATATATATTGCTTATTAATTCTATTCTGTCTCCAACTTTAAACTTTGCCATATTATCTTCCTTTCTGCCGGATTCCGTCCGGCGCGGTATTTTTGCTTTTCCGTTTCGGGTCCTGTCGTAGCGATTCGGTGCCATTCCGTTGCCGTTCGCTGCGTCGCTTTTCTTTTCCGTCGCTAATCGTGTCGTAGCTTATCAATTCCGCTTCTCTGCTTTGCCTCGCTCTTCTCTTCCGTTGCTTTTCTGCGATATTCGCTGCGATTCCATTACATGTCGGGTCTATTCGATTCCGCTTCCATTCATGTCCCTTCGCCGCACTTCCGCTTCGTTCCATTTCCGACCTTTTCCTGTCTGTGCTATTCCGTTTCGGTTTACTTTATTTCTTCCCAAGTATAGCGTCCCTTGCCGGAGCTTCGCCACTGCCCCATCCCCGCAAGTTTGCCGTAATCGAGCCATTCCCTTTCGAGGGAACACAGTCATTTTTCCATCAGCCGTTTCGTCAACGCCGACGGCTTCAATTTCATCAGCTACAGTCGGAGCATCGGGAGCCTTGCTCGCGATATAATCACGGTAAACCTCCTTGCTCGCCGGTGAAAGTCCGAGGACTTCCTCGGTAAATGTAAGTTTGACTTTGAGTGCCTTTTCGATAAATTCCATTTTGTTTTTCTCCTTATACGTTTTTACTTATCAATCATGATGCTTCCATATGATTTAGTTAATGCGGTTTCAAAAAATCCGTCGGTTTCAAAAGAGGAATCCGTTGCAGAATGTTTCTCAGCGTCCTCTTTTGCCCATGCTACTAATACGGCATAATGATTGTTGTATTTTTTCCCCGTTTGCTTGAGATATGTGCTAAGCCGATTAATTTTACTCTCCCAGTCCTGCGGATAAGCCTTTTGTAACTCCGCGAGTTCTAACAAAGTTAAAATGACGTTTTTGTACTCTCCGTACATTTGAGAGGGTGAGTTTTGTACATCTTGCCTATCCGATACCGTATCTATAGGGTATCTATACCCTATGCATACATCTGTTACCTGCTCCCTGTTACCTGTATCCTGTTTCCTGTTATCTGGTATAGGACTTTGGATTTCAAATTTTTTCGCAAGAGCGTCCCAGAGAAACGTTTTAAACCTTTCACACTTCACACGAGGTATCGCCTTTTCGATTGCTACCTTTGCTTTCGGAGAGCGTGTCCAGTTATACTTGCTCCAATTCTTGACGAGGATTTCCTTATCACGTTCAGAGTATTCGAGTATCGCATATCGTTCCGCAAATCGAGATATCAAGCTATAAATCGTATCGCGAGTGTATCCCGTTTCGTCTGAGATTTGCTTAATGCTGATTTCGTAGCACCCTAATAATGTTGTGTGCGGATTGGTCAGCAGATATAGCATAAAATACTTGTCTTCCGGCGTAAACATATCAACGACTTTTGTATCTGTCCAAAAGCTCGGCGATACCGTCCGATATATAGCCATAACGACTACCTCACTTAATCTGTATGGAGCGATTCGGCACAAGTTCGCAGCCCTCTATAACCTCTCCGGCTTTGAGAGCCGCCGCAATAGCGGTTTTGTCCGGCTCTTCCGTTACCTTTCGCCGTATGTAAGTCTCCGGCAGCTTTGCGTTTTCCGCTATTGCCACCGTTTTTGAGTTTCTAAACGATATCGCAACGCGCTCTGTTGAGTATTTTTCGCCGTTTAAAAACTCCGTCAGATACCGTTTCAGTGATTCAGCCTTGTTTTTGGCGGCTTTCTCGCGCTCCGCGAAAGCGTCTTTCTCTCGCTTGTAAGCCTCCATATCCGCCGTAAGGTTCTTTATCCACAGCGCAATATTCTCAATTTTAGTATCACGCTCCATTGCAAGCGTGCTAAGCTTTTCAACGTCTATGATTTCGCCCGTCTCCGCGTCTATGCAAGCGAGCATTTCCTGTGATATTTCGTATAAATTAGCCATTTTTTATTCTCCTTATCAGTCGTTAGCGTAAGCCGCATATGTTACGCTTTCTTCCGCTGCCATTTGCTTTATAAGATTCTCTCGATAAGCGTTTCCACACGGTGTGCAGCGAGCCTTTCCGTCCGCGTTTTTGCTTGCGGCAAGCTCATATACCTGTTGAGCAGTCCAGTGTTCGCCGTTAGCGCGTTCCCAAGGCTCAAAAGGTTTACCGCAGTCGCAGCATACATACTGTGCGCTGTCCTCGCTTTCTGTGACGGGAGTTAAGTCCGTGTATGCAGGATTTATCACATTTTCGTTACCGCCGTCCTGCGCATTTGTGGACGCTTCTGCAACTGCTGCAGGAGATATATCCGGCATTTCGTCCGCGATATACATCTGGCTAAACTGCGACGGGAAAGCGGCTCGGAGTGCTCTTACTACCGCCACCTTCTCGCACATGGTCGCGGGTTGCTTCGCCCAGTTGGAGTTCAGCTCCCCCGTTTTCTTCCTCTGTTCCACCTCGGTGAGAGCGACCGACATATAATCAGGGTGACTGCGTCCCTTTCGATATACCCTGCACCATGCGCCGAGCAGCTCTTCTGACTTCGGATTGTAAAAGCAGCCCTCGCGCTCTATCGTGCTTCCCGTGCGCTTATCCGCGATAATTACGCCGCTTGCCTTGCCGTCGTAATCCGGGAAGCCGTCAGCCCTTTGTACGTATACGTCCTTAGATACAAGTATCTGCGCAGGTTGAGTTCCGTATTTAATGCAGTACGCTTCTTTCAAAAACGGATTCAACTGGCGAGCCTTGCACAGCTCGACGAAAAGCTTGTATTCCCCCTCCGTAACCGTTCCGTTGTCTCCCGTGATAAATCTCTTGACTATGTCCGGCGACAGCTCAACTTTGCCGCCGTGCGTGTCGGTAAATTCAACTAATTCTGTGTTTTTAGGTGTAATTGCTGCGTTCATTTTATTTCTCCCTTTTCTTTTAATTCTTTTTTTCTTCTTTCGAAGCATATTTCGCTGCCTCTGCAAGTCGGTTCTGTGCATGTCAGGCATATAGCCGCTGCTTCGGCTGATTCAATGGGTTTGTAGCGGTTCTTTCGTATCTTCTTTTCGGATATCGGAGCGCACGATTCAGCGTGTATATTTCCCGTTATGATGCGGTATATCGTGTCATCAAGGTCACTCCATCTGCTTTCTCCGTCTTTTGGCATATCAACCTCCTGTTGAGCTGAGTATCTGTGCTTTCATGTCGTTGTATAATTCACTTACGCTTGTGTGGAGCGCGTTCGCAATGATTTTCTTTTCGTACTCCGTGTACTTCCACGGTTCTTTCTTCCGTCGCCGGAGCGTTTCTCGCGATGTCCCTATAGCCGTTGCAAGTTCCTCATCCGTCACGCCGTATACTCGGCAAAGCAGCATGATATTGTCGCGCACTATAAAGGCTTCGGGGAATAAATCCTCAGCTTTCGGCTTTTTCTTGTCCTTTTTTGTCGTCATAATATCCCCTTCCGCTTAAAGCGTATGTAGATATTCTCGCGTCCGTAAGGCGTTATCCTCGTTTGTATGGTGCAATGCGGAGCATCCGGCGAGCCGTAGTAAACCTCGCGTACCTCAAACCATCCTGCCACCATATACTGTGAGTACGGCACGATTTTCTTGTCAACCGCCCTGTAACAGTATTTCTCGCCGAGTACGGTTTCGATAAATTTCTTCTCGCTAATTCCCAGCATTTTTGCCGTATCGCGGAAGTTCGTACTGCCGGAAGCACCAGCCACCGCGTCATAATAAGCGGCTTTTGCCGTAAGCTCGGCGTTCTTTTGTTTCTCCGCTTTGAGCTGGAGTGCAAGATTGATAATCACATCGGGATTCAGGAGCGCGTCCTCGATTCTCTGCGGCGTTAGATACGCGCCGTGCTTGCGGATAGAGGGAATAACTTCATGCGTTACCCAGCGTTTAAAGGCTTTTGCTTCTTTCTTCCGAGAGCCAAGCACCAAGGAATAAAGTCCTGATTCGCTTACTACACTGATATTTTGATTCCCACCAAGGGTAAGAATTGAATTCACTCCCTTTTCATCCTCGTCAAGTCTTTCTAACGCTTTTGATGTTGTACCGAGTTCCAGCGCGGCGCAAATATCTTTTGCCACAAACCACGGTTCACCGTCAATCATCAATGTGCGGATTTCTCCAAAATCCTTATGAGTAAAAACCTCAACTTCGCCGCCGCTCTTATTGTCTTGCACGGTTTCTTCCTTTTCGACAGCCGGAACAGCTTCTTCCTTTTCGTAAGATTCAAGTTCCTCAACCGTCACGCCAAAGTAGTCCGCAAGCTTAATTCTTGTTTCCAACGTAGGTGTGCCGTTCTTCCAACGGTGATAAGCGTATTTCGATAAACCGCTTCCGCTCAGCACCTCCCTCGCCGACTTGCCATGCATTTCGCACAGCTTCATAAATGTGTTATAAAACACACTGTCATCTCCTTTCGTAAACGTATTTGTTTATGCCTTTGTATTTGCCTTGTCGCCGTAGATAAGATAATCTATGGTGACATTAAGCTTTTCCGCAATTCCGCACAGCGTTGCAAGCGGCGGAATTTTGTATCCCGCTTCAAGCACCGTGATAAACTCACGAGATACTCCGGCGGCTTCCGCAAGCTCACGCTGCGTGATTCCTGCTTCTTTACGGAGCGCAAATATACGCTTTCCGATTGCCTTAAAATCCATTTTTGTTCCTTTCTCTTGCCTTGATTCGTTTTAACTCAAGCTCGGCTTCGCGCATTTCCCAGATTCGTTTTGCAAATATAACCAGCAGCATACCGCCGACATATATCAGCAGCACCGCGATTATGCATTTGCACAGCAAATCCTTGTCAGCCTCCGAGCTGATAAGCAGTCTCATAAAATCAGCCATTTTTATCTCCTTATATGCACTATGTTCGGACTTGTGACCGTACAGCCTTAGCTGTGTGCATTACCCCGCCGGAGCGGGTCACTCTGCATTAAAAGCATTTTTTGATTATTTCCATTGTTTTTCCGGCGTCCTCTAAGTAGTGGTTCATAGCAACTCTCACCACCGCGTGTGGTTCGTCCTCGAGGCTTTTTACAGCCTCAACGAGCAGGTTGTATATGTTAATGTATACTCGCCTATCATCTTCGACCGCAGGCTCTATTTTGTCCCATTCCGCTGCTTCCTTACCGTACTCTTTTTCGAGTATTGCAAGTTTCGTTGCTTTCCAGCTTCTTTTTGCTTCTGTCTTCCAACTTCTATTCATCTTCGTTCTCCTTAGTCCTCGTATTCCACGATAACGTCGTTGCTTGTCCATTCGCCGTCGCCGTTTGTCCACATACCTTCTTCGTTAAGTGTAAGTCCGGCGCATTCAAGCAGTTCGTCGTTCGTCATGCTGTGATTGGTGTAAACCTTACCAATCACATAGTTTATTTCCTGTGCATCTTTGATAACTATTGAGCGTTCCATTTTCTGTTCCCCTCTTGATTTTTCTTTTTATATTTGTTATAATGTAACCGTGGTTACTTGCTTGAGTATATTATACTCTAAAACGAATTAGATGTCAATAGAATTTCTAAATTTATTTAGGTTCTACCTCTTGTACAAAATTAGATTCTAATTTTTGTTAGCTTTAACAATAAGGAGGTTTATATGTTTTGGGACAATTATTTGAAATTATGCACCGAGAAAAAAAGCTCTCCTAATAAAGTTGCCGCTGAGCTTGGTTTTTCTAACGCCACTTGCACTCAGTGGAAGAAAAAAGGCTCTACTCCTGGCGGTGCTAATTTAAAGAAATTAGCTGATTACTTTGGTGTTTCCACCGATTTTCTCATTGCCAATAACGAAATATCGCAAATTGACCCTGATGCAGAAGCTCCCGCACCAACAAGAATTAATGAAAATGAACTGAGTTTAGAAGAAAAAACGATTGTGAATCACATGGTGAAAGTGTTGCGCGAAGTTAACGAAGAACAGCGTCAAATATTTACAAATGTACTGTTGCTTCCTCCTGATAAACTCACTCACATCATGCAAGGTATAAATCTTATACGCAACGCATAAAAGTACCGTCAAGCCGAAAACTTGCACATGTCGAAAATTGTACCAAAATTCCCCATACAAATTTTGCCATATCTGTTGCTTTTTGCTTTTTACTATGATATAATGTAAGCGTGGTTACACGTTGCGCAGTTTTTTCTCCGCTGCCGATTGTCCCAACAGCGGAGTGAACGCAGCGGTGAGCAGCTACGTGATATAAGGCTGTGCACCTTGTAACTTAACTATACAACGGCTAAAGGAGAGCCGCAATACCCGAACAAGGCTAATCCGCAGCCGAATACGACTATTTAAGCAGCATGATACGGCGATTCGAACGCCGCACACGCAAAAAAGGAGTGTGTAATGGGAACTACGGACTTATCAAGCGAAAATTTGGTGCAAAAACTTGTAGAACGCAAAGAAGAACTCGGATATACGAATGCGGTGATTGCCGAAATATCGGGTGTGCCGGAATCAACCGTTACTAAGGTTTTCAACGGCACAAACCGCTCCCCGACATACGATACTATTTCACCGATTTCTCACGCTCTCGGCGTGTCGTTAGATACAATAACAGTTATCGGGGAGACTGCCGAAAAAACCGAGAACACAAAACAAGCAGAAGCCAAGCCGCATGATGACCGTTTCGTAAATTACGTTATTTCGTCGTCTGAAGCAAGGATAAAGAATAAAGAAAAATGGCTCAACCGATTATCGATAGCGGTCGCGGCATTGATGGTTATGTTAATTGTATGGCTGATATGGGATTATACCCATCTTGATAGAGGGTTTATAAGATACTCGGCTCAAGCTCAGATTGTACCCAACAACGACAGCGTGTCGTTATACACATACACACAATAGGGAGGACTATAAAAAATGAAAAAAGCAATAGCAGTAATAATCGCTCTCGCTCTATGCGGATGTGCGCTAACAGCGTGCTCCGGCAAAGGCGAAGAAAAAGGTACTGCTCCAGATTTGATGGGTAGTTGGATTGAAACAAACACGGATTCCGATGCGAAAATGTCTGCCGAAATTACCTCCGACACGATAGAGGTATACTGGTCAGCAGACGAGACACGCGCCCTCTACTGGTCGGGTACATACGTCGCGCCGACCGAAGCCGGAACATATACGTGGAGCAGTGTCAACGACCATGATAAGACGGATTCGGCATTGCTCGCGTCCGGCGATGACACGAAAGACTTCACTTACAATTCGAACGGCGAAATTACGTTTGATGTAACCGCTATGGGAGTAACTAAGACAGTGCATCTCGCAAAAGAATAAAAAGAGCCGGAGCAAAATCCGGCTTTTTGAAATAGGAGATAAAATGAAATGGCAAAGGCAAAAAAGCTCCCCTCCGGCAATTGGCGCGTCCTGCTATACGTGGGAGTGGATGAAAACGGAAAACGACAGTACGAATCTATTACCGCCCCGACGGAATCAGAAGCGAATTTGTTAGCCGCTCGGCGAAAGTATGAGTTGGAGCGCGGAATATCCCACGACCGAACGCCGGAGGAAATGACAGTGGAAGAAGCAATTGAAAAGTATATAGCTGACCGCGACGAAATAATGTCTCCCAAGACCGTGCGAGAATCTCGCGGATACCTGCGAAATCATTTGAAAACGATAAAAAAGATAAAAATAAAAAAACTGACCGAAAGTCAAATCCAGTCAGAAATAAACAGGGAAGCGCGGACCCTTGCGCCGAAAACCATAGCGAACATATACGGCTTGTTTTACGCAGCAATACGCGCGGCAGTGCCGGAGATACACTACAACATCAAGCTCCCGCAACGGCAAAAAAAGGAAATGCACATCCCGACAAACAGCGAGCTGCAAATCCTATTAAAAGCCGTAGAGGGAAAACCACTCGAAATTCCAGTTTTGCTTGCCGCCACCTGCGGAATGCGGCGCGGCGAAATATGCGCCCTCGATTTGAGCAAGGATATCGACTACAACAAGTGCAAAATCAAAATAACAAAAGCGGTATCGCAAAACGAAAATAACGAGTGGGTGACAAAGCAGCCGAAGACCACCAGCAGCACCCGCGAAATAGATTGTCCCGAATGGGTAATAGAGAAATTAAAAGCGGCGCGGGACAGCGGATACAAAATAAAAAATCCCGCCCGAATATCGAATACTTTCGCCACGCTATGCGACCGCCTTCATCTTGATATACGCTTCCACGACCTCCGCCACTATTACGCGAGCCTGATGTTGTCGCTCGGTGTGCCGGATAAATATGCAATGCAACGCATGGGACACGCAACGCCGAATATGCTCAAAAATGTATACCAGCACTTGATGGATGATAAAAATGAAGAAGTTACGGAACAAATAAACCGCTATTTTGAGACAATGCAACACGAAATGCAACACGAAAATGCAGGAGAGGAAGAAAAAGAGAGAAAATGATATGAATCCAAAAGAATCAAAGAGCATTTATAAAACCTCATGCAGGTTCGACCCCTGTTACCTGCAATGAAAGGAAATAACGCATATACATGATATATGCGTTATTTTTGTATTTTTATGCTTTGACGATGCATAATCGGCATTTGCGTCGCATTAAGTTACATAGATTTGATAACATAAAACATAAATTTGTGGTTCTGCGCACACCTATGTGGAGCTAATGCAACACGCAAATGCAACACGCTATAAGCGGTCTATCTTCCGCATTACTCCGTCGTACAAGCGAGGATTCGTGATTTCGAGCGTATTCATCAGCTCGTCAATTACGTTCCACACGCTTTCTGCGTTTTTGCCGGAGACGACTTGTAAAAATTCGCTTTCTCCGTAATTTCCGACTTCGTCAGCGGGAGCGCGGAAAGATTGACGCAGCTCCGGCATGGTATCGGGATAAAGCTGTTTCTTTATCGTATAAAGCGCAGCCAGCCGAATGCAGTCGTCGTAAGTATGGCGGTCGGAGCTTTCGCAATCCCGTATAGCTTCGTCAAGCTCTTCGAGCGTTATCATCGCATATCTTTGAGGACTTCAATGCAACGACGGATTGCTTCACGTTCCTTATCCGACGCATTATCAAGCATGACTTCGAGCTGTTCAACAATCTCGTGTTTGCCGTCGTCGTAAGAGTAACGTCCCCTGCTGTCTCTGCGCTGTCTTCTACCGCTCATGCCGCCATCACGATAGGTGTCACCACCCATCATGTATTTGCCTCGAGCTTCCCAGTCACCCGCTTGAGAGTAGCCGCCGTCCTCTTCGAGTATCATGATTTTGTCAATGTTCTTGATTGTGTCGGTCAGCTTCTGCAAGGTTTCGAGGTCTCCGGCGTTCATTTCCTTTTTCGCCGCGATTTCGTCAAGTTCTTCGCAAAGCAGCTCTTTGAGTTCGTGTAATGCCTTTTTCATTTTTTGTTCTCCCTTCTTACGCTATTCTTTCGATAATTAGGTTTCCGTTCTGCACATTCACCGTCGCTTCGGTAAGGTTCTTGACGGCAAGCGTCAAACAACATCCGCGCGGCACATCTACAATATCGTCGATGTAGATATTGCCATATTCGGCAACGGCTGCAGGTGTCGTTATAGCAAGAGCACTGCGTGAGGCTTCGCCGTTGAGCGATAGAGCAATTGTAATAGCTTGTGCTGTGCCGCCTGTCGGGATTGCAACGTTACCGCCAAACGAAACTCGGTATCGAGCAAAACACTGATTTGTAATGCCGCGCAAAGTCACCTGTCCAGAGCCGGTATTGTGCAGCACGTTCCCACGATTGCAGCATATCGCGTCGGTCAAAATCACGTTCTGATTCTCGGCGACCTCCTGCACGTCTATAGCTGTATATTTAGGCATTTGATTCACCATCCTTTTTGATAAGAGAGGTATCGACACAGCAAGTAAAAGGCGAGTAATAGCGGCACATTCCGAGCACGGAGAGCATCTGAGCTATTTCCGCTATTTCCATTTCATCTATTTTCATCGTGCCGATTTTGTCAATAACTTTGTTGAGTATGCTTTCAACTTTTGCGTTTCTTTCAAGTTTTTCCTTTTCGGTCATGATTTTTTCACTTTCTTTTTTAAAAATTAAAGCGGCGGAACTATTGCCCCGCCGCGCGTTTTTTGAATACAATATCGGCAAAAAACCGAACATCCGGCAAGGAAGATGTATTATTTAATGGTTAATTTAATTAGTAATTGCCGCAGCTGTTGCAGCAACCATAACCGCCGAACTGTACCTGTCCACAACCGTTAGTGGGGAAGGTGAGCGGCTGAGGTGACTGCACAATGTACGCCGGGACGGGGCATTCGTTTCCCGTTCTGCGTATAATTTCCGCAGTATTCGCTTCCATCGTTGCGCGAATAAACGCGTTCTGGTTGGACTGCGAAGCCGCAAGGCGAAGAGCCTGGTTCTCCTGCTGGAGAGTTGCAATCTTGTCTTGACACAGATAATCAAGGATTGCACGGCTGTTCTGGTTCTGGTTGTCGATGATGTCGCGAGTGGAGTTGTTAATTGCATTAGTAATACCGCATGTCTGCTGTGCCATGTTGTAGTTAATGCCATCAATACCACGTAGCATATTGCAGCAGCATTCCGCAATCTGACGCGCGAGGTCTGCCTGTCCCCTCTCAACACCATTAAAGCCCTGCATCATGCCCATGTTCGCCTGGTTAAAGCCCTGCTGCGTCTGATAACCGAGACTACATATAGCATTATCGGTGCCGTGGAAGCCATTGAGCAATGCCGAATTCATATTGTAAAATCCGTCGCAAAGCCCGTTGTTCACACCGTCAATCTTACGCTCGATGTTTGCGAAGTCGGATGTCAGCACATAACCGTCAACCGCCGCGCCAGCACTTCTACCGCCGCCGAAACCGCCGCCCCAGCCGCCGTTACCGAATCCGAACATACCGAAGATAAGGAAAAGTATAATCCAAGCTGTCCAGTCCCCGCCCCAGCCGAAACCATCACCATTTCTGCCGCAATTGTTGTTAGTGACAGCTGCGATATCCGCAGGTGTCATTTCACTTGCCGAAATTGACATAGTTCTTTTTGCCCTTTCTGAAAAATAATATTTTCATCTCGTTTCCGAGTATGAATCATAATTTATATTTACCGCGCAGCCCCTCAAACATAGAGCCGAGCTGCCTTGCACGGTCTTGCGCGGTGTTAAGCTGCGCCTGTGAGATTTGCCCTGACTGCACCATCTGATTAATAATTGCGGTCGGATTTTGCCCCCTAAATTGGTTCATAAATCTTTCAAAAACCGTTTCGAGTTGGTTCGGAGCGTTTTTTTGCATTTCGTTATACAGTGGGTTCGGCATTGTTATCCCCTCTCTGCGCATTCTGCGCCATAATTCCGTTGAGTTTTGCCGTTAAATCATTCACCACCGCCGCGAGCTTGTTGTACTCGTCGACAGTGACATATTGCACGTTTTGCGCGGCATTCGGTTGCATTACAGGCGGCGCGGACGCGCTTCTTTCTTTCCAGTCGATAATCCTCATTGACGGCATTCCGTTAGCGTCAGCCGATTTGATATAGATAATCGGATTTTCGCTGTCCCACAACACAGCAGTGTTGCCCGGCGCGACTATATGCGCCTTTGCTCCCGCTTCGCCCTGCACCCATATCATAGGTGGAGCTTCCTGCGGCATTGACTGCATCTGCCCCATTTGCGGCATTTGCGGAGCTTGCGCAAACGCGCCCTGCTGCATGGGAGCCTGATTATATCCTCCGCGTAGCTGCGTCAGCTGGTCAGGCATTGGCATAGTATATTGCGAATAACCGTACTGCGGTACGCCATAATAAGCCATATTTACCTCTCCTTCTTCCAGTAGTAGTGAGGAATTTCGCCGCCGGAATCCCATGTGTCATAATACCTGCCGTCCTCGGCATAAACTACGTGTCCGGCGATTGATAAAAGATATTCGCCCTCTGGCATATCCTCGCAAAATTCCCGCACCGTGTAATCAGCCGGAGCGGTGTTCGGTATCGTGTAACGGCAACACCCATTCTGCCGCAGATACGACCCCCACACGGAATCTGCCGACGGCATATCACGCATGATAAAGCCAGTAAGCGCGATTCCGAGGTATGTTTCTTCCCACGATTTGCCGAGAAAAGCCGATATTGCGCGAATAGTGCAATCGCCCACCCGATTCCCGTCGGGATTTGCGTTGTATGATACAAATTCAGCCATTTTTGCCCCTCCGTTATGCCTAAATTGTACAAAAAAATAAGCCTTTCCGCAATGTAGCAAAAAGGCTTATTTCGTGCAATTTTCGTGCTATTCTTCGGCAAGTTCCGTAATAACGTCCGCCGCAAGCAGCTCAATGACATACGGCGGCGGCGTTCTCTCACCTGTATCCCATTTTTCGAGAGTTTTCGGCGGCACACCGTATTCTTGGGCAAATTTAGCTTGCGTTAATCCGCTGATTTGGCGGAGCTTTCGGAAATTAAAGTCGTGTGATAACTCCCAAATTTTCGCCAAAGCGACGTGCGTCGGATTGGTTTTGTCGTAAATTTCTATTTCTTTTTTTTGTAAATATTTTTTCCGCGTGTCACACTCCGATGCCAAAATCAGGTTTTTGTGAAACTCACTCAGCCGCATTGCTTCTCCTTAACTCTGCATAGAGTTCTTCGAGCGCACGGCAAGAGCCTGTATCGTACACTTCGCGGAGCTTGTATTTATCCTCCGCTATTTCGTCCGGCGTTGCTCCACCGGACACTCTTTCATAAATTCCCCATTTGTCGCTCTGCAACTCTCTACCGGAATAATTCACTCTTTCGTCATCCCATCCTGCTTTTACTGTTCTGTAAACAAGCATGAGATTCGGACCATCGAAACCTCTGCACACTCCGAGCACTACTTTGCCGTTTTCGACGTATATTTCCTTTGCCGGAGTATAGTAATACCAGCCGTCCTCATTCTTCATGATTTCGAGGTGCATTTCCTTGAGCTTTGATTCCTCTTCGTTAAAATCTTCCCACGAGATTTCTTTCCCGTCTAAAACGGGATTTTTCATAAAATCGGGAAATGTTCTGTCGCGGATTTCGCGCATTTCCTTCAGTTTTGCTTCGATTTCTTTATTTTTCATTTTCGTTTTTCTCCTTTTTCCTTTCGCGGCAATGGCGGATTTTTTCAGCATTTTTCGTTTTCTCTCCGACAACATACGAGTGTCGGTCATAAGGTAGATATGTTTTGAGCGATTTCTCAGCGATACCAAGTTCTTTCGCTATTTCTGCTCGTGTATATCCTCGCTCGGTGAGTTTAGCTACAATCTCGGCGTTACCTGGCGGGATAATGCCGTTGGTTATCAGCACGCGGTTAACGACTTGATAATTTGTTCCCGCCCTCCGAGCGGTCGCGGCAACACTATTTTCCTCTTCGTATATTTCAAGTATTTTTTGTTCTCTTATCATTTTCTACTCCCAATTTGCAAAATTTTATAGCTTCCTCGCGTTCCCATGCCCGCGCGAGGATAAACTCAACGGGCTGGCAGTCGGCGTCTAAAATCATTCGACCGTCGTCGCCGAGCACAGTCGCGATAAGACGGTATAAGGTTTTAACGTCGCCTTTGCCTTCGGCAGCTACCTTGTGAGCGTATTCGGGGTCGGCGTCAAAGCCCATGATTTCCGACCAGTCGAATTTTTCAAAACGCTCCCACATTTCGGCGGAAGTGCGGAATTCCTCCACCCACTCTTCGAGCTCATCTTCGTCGGCTCCCCACCATGTATAGGACCACTTTCCGTCCTCCTTTTTGAACTCGGAGAAACCCATAGGTCTGCCTTCGCAGATACTGTCTCCTCTAACGGTAATGCGTACTTTCATTTTGTCTTCTCCTTTTTGTTTACGATTATTCGTTGATTTCCGTTATGCGTTCGTTTTGCGTGTTGTCAAAGTCGAGTGTTGCAGTGTTTTTAAAGCCACCGCATTCAACTTTCCCGCGTTTTATGTCTTTCAAAAGCTGGTCGGGCTTATTCCACGTGACGATGTATTCGCGGCGGGGGATTGAGATGGTGTGCTCGGCATATCTTACACGATATTTCGCAGTATCGCCTTGCTTGATATCCAGTTTTGATTTTAGGATATCGCGCTCTTCGGCGATTTTCGCGTGTTCCTCGCAAAGAAGATACGTCGTCACAGCTCCTGCGGTGCTGTCTTCGACCATGGAAGTCGCAGTCCGTGAAACCTCGTATATTGTGATGGGAATGAACTTTTGCAATTTGTTTTCTCCTTTTCTATTTTGTTTTATATTTTTTTACCAGCGATAGCCCCAGCCTTTCAGCTCGTCTATAATTTCGCCAGCGTTTGCTGCGGTAAATACCTTATGTACTGTGAGTACATGATTCTGTTTGTATATGTACTCAAGCGCTTTCGTTGTGTCTCCACCGCACTCGGCATCCGCGAGGTTCTGGAGGCTTTCTTCAAACGCCGCTCTTACCGCGGGGTCTACCGTCTTATCGTTAAGTCTTTCCTGCGCCGCGATGTACTTCTCAATGTCTTTTCTGATATCCGGCTCCATTACCCATATCTTACGAAGCTTTTCGGCGTAGGCAATCTGTCTTTCCGTTCCCTTTGTGATTTCGGGGAAGTTGTACTGTTTAATATACTCGACTGCCTTTTCTTCGTTGTACTGTGCTCTTTTTTCTTTGCAAAACATTTTATTTTCTCCTTGTTTTCCGTTTTTGTTTCCCTTTGTTGTATCTATATTATACCACCCATTGGGGGGGTTGCAATACCTTTTTTGCGTTTTTTTGATAAAAATATACACAAATTTGTGCGCCGTAGTTTGTATATCTTGGCTAATAAAACAAAAACGACGGTAAAGCCGAACGCCGCTTGATACGTTCTGCCTTATCGCCGTTTTGCGGGTAAATGAAGTGCCGAGTTTCATCTTCCCTGTGTGCATGGGTTGTATTTAAAGTCACGGCTATTATATCACTCACCATCCGCGTTGTCAATAGAAAAAGAGCGATTATTCGCTCTTTTCTTTATAAATTTGTTTTGTTCCGCGAGAAACAATATTTTTTGTTTGCCGCACGGACAAGTCAAATTCTTCCGCGAGCGGCTCAAAGCAGATGCCGTCAATAAGTCTCCGCTTCAAAAGCCGCCTGTTTCGCTCATGGTGGATTTTCTCATCAATCAAAGCCGCAATAACGGAATTGTCGGGCATAACGCCGCACTCCTTTAATCCGCGCTATAGCTCACTTCACGCGGTTTCGGTCGCACAGCCCTTGAGAGATTATTCCTGCGGTTCTTCCGTGACAGTGCCGTTTGTTTTTTCTTCCGGCTTTTTGTTCGCCTTATCAATAGACGATTCGCCAAAAATATAAGCGATTACGGACACCGCCGATGTCACAATTCCAGCAATCTGCGCCCATTCGTTTTCATCCAGACCGAACGCTGCCGCCAGTCCGACCACGATTCCGCAGACCGCAGTCCACAACTTGCGAGAGCTGAGTTTCTTTTTTAACTCGTTCATAATTTTTACCTCCGAAAATGGTTGATTTAGTTTGCTTGCCGTGATATAATGATTTTGTCATAAGACATCATTTTATTATCTCCTTTTACCGTCAATCGACCGAGGGAAGAGCTGCCACCAAGGCGGCTTTTCTCTTTTTTATTGCAATTCTATATCCGAGCCGCCAGTGTCGTCTCCGTAATATCGACCGCTCCGCACCTCTTCGCGCTTGAGGAAGAGGTTAGGGATTATGTATGACGGCAGACCGCACGAGAGCGGAACTGCGAGATATACATATAACCCGTCCATTGACGCAGTATCTGGGGCAACGGCAAGCCGGACGAACTCATAAACAATGCCGATAATAGCCCCCGCCACCCACACAACCATGACCGCAGTTAGGATTTGCTTTGTATACTGCTTCAAGCTGGCGAACGTGTTTTTTATCTTTTTACCCATTTTTGATAATATTATTGATATTTCGGTTTCCGGCAGTCGCGGAGAGGTTTTTGTCGCGGATAGCCCAAGAGCCGCCGCCGTCGAGACAAATAATATCGCTAAAGCCTTCGCCCTTGATTTTTCGCCAAAACTCCATACCGTATATATAGTTATAACGGTAAGTCCTGCCGTATATTCGCCATATCTCACCGTCACGGATACCGAGCCAGCTTCGCCAGCCCGCCGCCATGCAAGAGCCGTCCCATCCCTGCGGCTCGACGTAGTTGTAATAATCAACATCATCATAATTTCGTACCGTGGGAACGCCGGAAATAGCATATCGAGCGTTCGCCGGAGCTACCGCCACATCATCTACGTAAGGCTTGCCGACAGCCGGAACGATAAGCGTCGATACCTTTTTACCGTGAAACTGCGGAGAATTATTGTCATTGCAGCCGATGCGCAGCTTGGCGCCGTAACAATATTTTGAAATATGCGGTCGCGCCGGAGAAGGAATATCTTCAAGTTTGCAATCGCACACGATATTAGCGACGGGCAAAGTGAAATTGCCATCAGTAGAGGAATACGGTGCCCAGAATCCGCCCGTTGAAGCCTTGTCGGGAATACTGCGCTTTGCCTTATCCCAGTAAGCAATCGAAAATTTAGTAAGCCGCTCAATAGTAAAACCGTTTACGGTGTATTTATCCGCTTTTTTTGCCGGAGCAGTATATTCCCCGACCGCGTTCGGCACACCGATAAACGGAGCAGGATTGACAGACACGCCGTTTTTTCTCACTTCAAAATGGCAATGCGAGCCGAAGGAGTAGCCTGTGTTTCCCTCAACGCCGAGGATATCACCAACTTCAACACGCTGTCCAACTTTAACAATGCGCTTTGACATATGGCAGTAATAATACAGATTTCCGTCGTCTCCGTCAATTCTTACGTAATTTCCCCATTGCCACGTGAGAGTTTTATCTGTCTTTGGGTCAAGCATAGTTGATTGACCAACTGTGCCCGAGACAACTGCACAAATATGTTTATCCGTAATACCAACTACATCAATACCTTTGTGATTGTCTCTGACACCATTTAACATCCTCCAACCAAATGGAGAAGTTACTTTAAATTTTCCGTTATAAATCATTTCATCATTCCTTAAGTATTGTAAATAAAATAAATATCATATTCTAAAGTTTCAGTCGTAGTTAATGAAAGACCTCGAAATTCAATGGTTTTGTTATCCAAATTTATATAAATAGCATTTTCACTAAGGGTACGTGTTCTACCTCTTTCACTTCCAGTAAAATAATATATCGCTGACCAGTAACCTCTATATATTTTATCGCCATTGGAATAGCTTGTTCTGTATATAAGGTCGGAATAGATTAAGGTATGAAATGCGCTTAATGAGGTGGTTTCTGTAGGAAAATTTTTGCAATCTATCAATATGCGTTCCGGTATTACAGTTAAATCTATTTCATCGTTCACATTAACTTTAAAGATACTTCCGGCAGTCAAAGTTCGTGTTATCTTTTTATATTGTGTAACTCCCGAAACTGTTACCTTCGAAAGTCCGTCATATCCGGCATCAGGAGTTATAATCTGCTCCGAAGTTGACGGAGTTACCGTTTTTTTCTGCAGTTTAGGCTTGCTTTTGCCGGGGAATGAACTAATTATAGCCATGCTTGCACCTCACTTTGTAATAAGTATTTCAATCGGCAGTGATACCGTCGGCTTGTCACCGATTCCGGCAACAACCACCGTGCCGTTGCCTTGCGCTTGGATAAATAGCCCCGCAGCAGCAGCCGCTTCACGCTGCGTTTTTGTCGCGCTTGCCGCCAGTCCGATAACGCCGTTTGAGTTAGCAGTAATCCCCGCAATAACAACCGTCTGGTAAAAACTGCAAACGGACGTTGACGGAGTAGTGGATGCTGTCGCCGTAGTCCACGACGTACCGAGGACAGCGGATTTAATCTCCGAGTACGTGCCGCCACGAGTAACGCCGTCAGCCATAATTCCGCAGTACGTTCCGTTAGCTCGCGTGTCGGTGACATTGCCGCTTGCAAGAGCTGTCAGACCTGCTGGGACTGAGATAATGTATAAGCCGAGTTCGTATAGCGTCGCGGTCTTCGACAGCGCAGGAGCGACGGCAGAAGATGCAGGAGTGCCTTTCTTAACGTAGATTGTCGTCTTGTTGTCGTCGGCAGAAAATCCGAGTACAACAAAGTCAAGGCGGTTAAGCGTGCTGTCCGGCGCGTCGAAAGTAAGCTCCGCCGCCTCCGTCATAGCAACAGCCTTGCCCCTAAAATCGTCGTTCTTTATCCAAGCCATGCCCGGCGAAACAGACACCGTTCTCGCCGCCGTGATAGATAAGTCGAAATTGTCCGTATTTGCATATACACCGCTCGTGCGAGTACAGTTGTATATTTCAGCATCCGCTGCCGTATAATCGATATTGTTGAGCGGATAAGTGATAATAGCCATTGTTATAACCCCCTTAATATAGGATTGCCGAGAGTAAGCTGTGTCGTGATTTGGTTATTTTCGTAAGTATTCGTAAACTCCGCCACCCTAACCGAGAGGACGGAATTGTAATCCGGCAGGACACAAGTGATTGTATCACCGAGATAAAAAGATTTACCGAAATCGGTTGACGAGATATCAAAAGTAATTTCTTGCACCCGAGCAGCCTCGTTAAGTTTTTCGTTCCCCCGAGCGACAAGCAGCGTTTTGTATTCATCAAGCGTTTGCCCCTCATCGCGCTGTAAATCTCGAGCGTCAACAAATAGCTCGCGCCGCGCTAAATCCACAGCGGAGGTATCGCCAGCCGTTACAAACACGCGGTCAGAGCCTTCGCCCTCCCCGCCGACATAAGCAAAGTTACGGTAAGAGGTCTCCGACAATAGCCGTTCAAGATTTGTTAAGTTGCCGTACTGCTCGGCAAATTTTATCCCGTTTCGCTCCGCCCCCTCGTAAACGTCATATAACAGCCTGTGAGCTGATTTGTCATGGACAAGGCGAAAACCCATGCCACCCGTCTCGCACCACACACGCGACAGCTCATAAAGTGTGGGATAGGTTCTCTGCGATGTTGTGGTTTTTGTAATCCCGCGGAGCGGCGCAAGACCGATAATTGAGTACGGTCGCGATTCCGTGACAGCTGCCCGCAAAGCAAGTTCGATATTTCCCTTGCACTTTACCGTTCCGGCATAAACACGCGCCGCAAGCAACGATTTAGCCTCGCAACCGTATGCCCAGATAGAGTTGTCCTTATCCTCGGTCGATTGGATAATCATAAGCGTGTCCGAGGACGGTATTCCGATAAAATTGCCGCAAGCAATTATCCGTGCAGCGTCCGGCGTTTTTGGCAAAACTACCTGTAATTTACCGCTTCCCGTGTAGCTCTCACCCCAGATAAGCGATGTAAAGGAGGAAATAATACCAATACGCGAGAGTGCAGGACTATAAACGCTAAACTCCATCAGCCAGCACCCCCGCATAAGATTCGTTAAACGTAATTGACACCTTCGCGGAGGACGCGCCGGAATCCGCCGTAAACAGCAGCACGTTGTCACCCGCCGAGAGGGAATATAAGTCTGACGTGTCGTCGAGCATATCGAAAGCGTCCGTATTTCCGTCGATTTTGATATAGAGCTGCCCGTTTTCACGGTACATTTCAAGCCGCTTTCCCGCGTCGAGCGTGCCAATAAACTTAATAGCCTTTTGAGTATTAACGTCCGTGACGGCAAAGTTAGTAAGGTCAGCCTCCCCCGCCGTTATAGTTAAAGCAAAAGAGGACGCGCAGTCTCCAGCATTGTAAGCGTTAAACTGCGTCTCAATAGTAGTCGAGCCGAAACGGTGTGGCGTTGCGTAGTTAATGGGGAACATAAATTCAGCCGTCAAGCCGCCGAGTTCGTAACGCGATTGATTAGCCTTTTGCCAGTACGGATAAGGAGCATAAAGCGCGAGAAGAAATGTGGAGTGCCGTTCTTGCGATATTTGCGGAGAATCGCGAACAACAACATCCATATAATATTTATTTTCCCAGTACAGCCGTCCAGACGAAAGCGGCTGAAAGATACGCAGCATAGCACGTTTAGCGGATGTGTTCTGCATGGGGATTCTGCCGTTTATTGTTAAGAGCTGACCGCCGAGAGACATTCCCGTTACGGTTTCGCCGATTTGTTCAAAGCCTTGCGCAGTCTGCACGTCAACCGTTCTTCCCGTTGCGCCCTCAACTGTGTTGATTATATAACCGTGGTCAAAATCAAGTACGATTTCGCCGCCACCATTTGCAGTATATCTAAGTTTATACACCGAACAACACCGCCCTTGTCTGCTGATATTTTGCCTCAGCAAATACCTCCGACGGGGTCATGCGCTCCGCATATATGTTTTGAGTAACAACAATACCGCCACCGCGAGAAGCACCGCCGCCAAATGCAGGATTTATTTCGTTATCAAATTCCATTCCGTTCTCAATTGTTCGTTGGATTTTATCAATATTGTCCTCCCAGCCCTCGCCAAGACCGAGAGCCATATTTTTACCGATTCCGGCAAAAACACGAGAAGGAGAATTTATACCGAGTACGCCCTTAACGCCGTCAACAATACCGCCGACAAAATCTGAGATTTTATCCTTAAGCCACGTGGCGGCGTTTTTTATGCCATCCCAAATACCAGTCACAATATTTTTGCCAATATCAAGCATTTTTTCGGGCAGTTCCTTAACGCCGCCGACAATAGCGTCAAAAAACTTCTTCGCCCCGTCTTTGCCTCGCTGCACCATATCAGTTACCCACGATTTAATATTATCAATCGTTTGCGTGAGAAAATCCGCAATTTTACCCGGTAACTCCTTAAAAAATGTAACAACGGAATCAATAAAGTTCTTGCCGACCTCCTTAGCCTTGTCGACCATGTCCTTTACCCAGTTAGTAACATTGGTATATGCGTTTTTGACAAAGTCGGCAATTTTGCCCGGCAGTTCCTTAAAAAACGTGACGACGGAATCAAGGAAATTTTTACCCATTTCCTTCGCCTTATCGACCATATCCGTCGACCACTTTATAATATGACCGAGAGCAGTGCCGATGGCATAGCCGATTTTGTACGGCAGCTCATCAAAAAACTGCGCAACGTTCGAGAGGAAATTTGACGCAGCCTCTTTTGCCTTCTCCGGCAGCTCCTTAGCCCAGCTCGTAACCTTTTCAAAAGCACTTTTTAACGCGTCGCCAATCTTGCCCGGCAGCTCTTTAAAAAATGTCACCATTTTGTTAATGGCGTTAGGTATAGTCTCAGTAAAAAACTTAGCAACAGCTTCAACAGCTTTGCCGACCCCCTGCTTGATAGCGTCCCACGCCGCATTGACCTTATTACGAAAGTCCTCGTTAGTATTGTAAGCCGTAATCAAAGCAACAACAAGCGCAGCAATAACGGAAACTATAGCAAGTATCGGATTCGCCGCCAACACAACGTTAAAAGCAGCGAAAGCTTTCGTAACAGTGTCGATTATACTGCTGATAGCCAATGCGCCCTTAAAAATAACGATTGCAGTAGTTACGCCAGCAATAGCCGGAGAAAGCTCAATAAACTTGTCGATAATCGTCTGTATGCCGCCGTTGCTAACAAACTCCGTTATTTTACCAACAACCTCGGTTATCTTCTCCACAAAGCCCTGTAACTGCGCCGAGCCATTCTCGTAAACAGCAATACCAAGTCCCTCAAGAGCGGATTTTAAAATTGTAACAGCACCGGGCAACGTGTCAATCATGGTATTTGCCATATTTACCGCAGTTCCGTCAGCGGAAGAAATAGCTGCCGTAAGATTCGCAAAATCCTCGTCGGATGCATTCATGATAGCCAAAAATCCCGACATAGCTTCCTGTCCAGCAATTTGAGCAGCCAGCATAGCCGCTTCCGCTTCGCCGACACCAGCAAACTGTTCACGCAGGATTTGCAGCGTCTCCGAAAACGGCTTCATGGAGCCGTCAGCATTGGTAATAGCGTCAGACGCTTCCATTCCGAGGTGAGCAAAAGCCCCATCAACGTCTTTAGTAGGTTTTGCAAGTCGCGTCATAATCGAACGGAGCGAAGTGCCCGCCTGTTCCGCCTTAATACCCGAATTCGCCATAATGCCAAGAGCAACAGCGGTGTCCTCGACGGAATATCCCATTGCGCCCGCAATAGGTGCGATATACTTAAATGACGAGCCAAGCATTGACACGTTGGTGTTCGCGTTGTTGGAGGCGGCAGCCAGAACATCTGCAAAATGCGTGGAATCGGAAGCCGACAAGCCGAAAGCGGTAAGCGCGTCAGTTACGATATCGGAAGTTAAAGCCAAATCCTCACCCGAAGCCGCAGCGAGGTTCATAATTCCCTCGATACCGGCAAGCATATCCTCCGTCTTCCAGCCCGCCATTGCCATATAAGTAAACGCGTCAGCGGATTCTGAGGCGGAGAATTTTGTAACCGCGCCCATTTCCTTAGCTTTGTCACGTAAGTCCGTCAGCTCGTCGCCATTTGCACCGGAAATAGCCGCCACCTTAGCCATGGAATCGTCAAAAGACGTGCCGACATCATACACATAGCCAACGGTATTCTTAAAGCCTTCCGCAACTTTTGAGACGAGATTAGAGATAATATTACCGATAGCAACCGACTTGGTGCTTGCTTCCGTTTCAGCCTCGTTTAGCTTTTTCTTGTATTCGTCGGTATCCAGACCGATTTTTGCGTAAAGGTCAAAAACGTCTATTTTTCCCCATCTCCTTTCAATTTTGCCTTAATGCCGTTGATAATATCATCAGCCGTTCTTTCGTCCTTTTTCGGCGGCTTCAAAATATCGCAGTAACGTTCAGTAAACGTTTTTCCGCCGCTTGTAAGCTTGATAAGATTTTCATTCAGCATTTTTATGCCGTCAGTCATGTATATATAAAATATTTTCTCCTCGCTATCACGTACAAAGCAATTGTAGCAGTGGTCGATAACGTAGGAGCTGCCGAGGTCTTTCAGCAGCTCAAAATTTACGCTTTCGCAGTATTCGAGGTATTTGTCTGCACCAGCTGCGTCAACGAGGTAAAAAAACCGTAAATTTCCTTGCAGTTGATAATTTCGTCAAACGCGGCGAAAAGTTCCGCCATAGTATGCTTGTCAAGGTCTTCCGGCTCGATAAAGCACAGTAAGCCGAGCAGTTCTGCGGTTTCGTCAGGGTGCTCGTCAAGTGCCGCGTCAAACATAGCAGAGATATTTTCACGCGCTTTCTCCAGAGTAATTTTTTGCTTTTGTTCCTTCGTCGCCCCCTCGGGAATATCCGGCAACTGCTTACGATACTCAAGTATTTTTGTGTCGTCAAGCCACTTTTTTACAAATTTGCGGATACGGTTCGTTTGCACAAGGAATTCCTTAGGCGAGCAGTTAGCAAGCGTTTTCATTTTTTAGTCACCGTCCTTAGAGTAAAATTCTATCGGCATAACGTCCTGCGCGTCCATCGACACGTGTCCAGTAAGCGTGATAGATATCTGTCCCTTGCCACTCTTCGTTGTTTGGAGAGACAGACCGCCAGTGGAGAGGGCATTGCTAAGCTTGATAGCAACAAGACCGCCGTCCGCACGGTCTCCGACCCACCAAATATTAGCAAAATCAGTCTGCTTAAGGTCACGGCGCGGCTTGACGAGTGTAGTGTCGTCACTGCCAATATCAGCACAGCCGAGAGCCATTTTAATTGTCGCCGGAGATACGCTGAGCGACGTAAATTCAACAGTACACTCCCAGCTGTCGAGATGTTTCAGTTCCTTCATATTTGCCGGGCAGTTGTCCACATCCTCGCCAAAATCGGAGAACGTAGGAGTGCAAGTAACTGAAAAGCCGCCAGTCGTAGCACATATAATATCCGCGTCCTCGGGAGCGGCAGCCGTGGCGGGAGTAAAGTTTTTGAGAAGCACACCCGCGTCGAGCTGCAGCTCCTTAAAAGTAGATTCGGGGATTTTTGTAAATTTACCCATTTATAACTCCTTATTTAATACGTTCAAAACGCGTTAGTTAACGTTAGTTTAATTTTAGTTTGACTTTAGTTAAGCGTTAAATATTCAGCCGATACGTTAATGTATCGACGCTTAACGCCGGAATCGGTTTCATCGGAAAGGGACTGACACCAAGGCGAACCGCGCTTTAGCCATATATAGCCGTCCTCGCACGGTATCACCTTACCGCCAATGCCAATAGCTGCAGAAAGCTCATAAGCCTTTGCATTCGGAACAGCTTCGCTCTCGGTGTAGTACCACAGATTGACCGTAATTGCAACCTCTTCCTGCTCCCACGCGCCGACAACATACTCATATGTCAAATAAGGCATAACAGCGTTATCCGGCACAGAGGTTGACGGATACGCAGGAATCGAAAAAGAAGAGAAAAATTGATGAAGCGCAGCACCCTTTGTCATGACGTTAATGCCCATTCCTCCGCGCTCACCTGAGCGAATTGAAACGTAGCACGAGAGGGAGTAACCTTGTCGTCACCATCAGACGTGACGCGGAATATTTTGCCGTCGGATATACGCTTAAAAACATCGTGATAACTCAAATTAAAGCCTCTCGGCAGAGTAACCGTGTAAAGCGAGGTAACACCCGCCTTTTCGCCAATTCGCGCCTGCATAGAGCTGTCAAAGGTAATAGCCGCGTCAAACTCAACGGATTCTTTCCACGTCGTAAGATATCCGCCCTCGCCGTCCGGCTTGCGTACCTTGTCGTATAGTACGCATTTTGTCATAGATTCGTCAATCAAACTCATGCCGTCACCTCATATATCCAACTTCACGCGGCTTTCGATATGGCGTAAGACGGTCAGCAAAAACTGACTGCCAAGACACCGCCGCGCCATTATCACCGCTTGCCTTGGTATACGAGTAACCGCCGAAAGATTCCGACGTATACGGCGAGTTGAGTATTTCGGCGTTTTTCGTTTGCCACGCTTCAATCTCGTCCGCGAGGTTGATTATAGCCTGAGGTATAGCCAGACACCATATAACGCCGTAAAATTCCTCGTCGACTAAATCAAAAGCCGGATACCGATGTAAACCGTCGTTAAAAATGCTATCGCGGATGAAAAAATATTGTCCGTCTGCCAAAAAGGGCAGCGCAATGGTGCCGCCCTCCACGGCGTAATCACCTTCGCGCACATCCGCGATAAAGTAATTATTCAAATGCCGTAAAATCGCTTCAAGCATTACGCCGCCCTCCGTTGTCACGCTACTGTAACTGTAGTATTTCCGGCTTTAAGTGCCTTATAGTCGGAGCTTGCTTCAACTACGGTGATTTTCTGACTTGCTGTCGCCGCGATATCGGACTTGCCATCCCAAGCTGTCCAGTTCTTTACGTTCTGTCCGTATGTCACGGTCTCTGCCGTTGAGCCGACCTTGTACTTGTAGACATTACCCGCGCTAAGCTTTGCAGGAGAAACTGTAATCTTCGTTTTTCCGCTTCCCGTTCCAGCTGCTGAGGTAACTGTGAGTGTGCCGAGAGTATCACCGCCGAATGTCACGACTGCAATTCCGTCGATGTACTCCGCCCATAGCTTCATGCCGTAAATTGCATATATCAGACCTGTTGCGCGGTCATAGTCACCTACCGCACGAGCACCTATAAGATTTGTGTTGCCGACAACGGTATAGGAAAGACCGAGCTTTACATAATCCGAGTCTGACGGGTCCATATAGTAGAGGTCAATATTATCAGTGGGGAGTGCGATAACCTTGCCTGACGGAATATACTTCTCGGGGAGCAGAATGAGTGTGCTATAGCCGAGGAAGTCTTCGAGGTAATTGAGACCGAAACGCGTCTGAACGGTTACGCTTGCGTCTCCAAGATACTCGTATGCGTCAAGAATATTCGCGAAGCCGACAACCTCAGTAACGTCCTTATCCATTTCGGCAAACTTGTCAATAACTTTTCCCTTTGCCATAGCAAGCGCACGCTGCCATGTGGTTTCGGTGAGTGTAAGTGTGCCCGTTGCGAGGAAAGCGTAGAATTCGCCGAGTATCTTAGATTGGAGAGCGTTAATAAATTCGTCGTCGGTCTTCTGTACAGCTATATCCGCGCCGTGTTTAGTAACAGCTTCCACGGATACTTCCTTTGCGTACTTAGATATAACGATGTCCGCATAAGATACGGGTTCGACCTTCATTTTTGTTCGCGGGATAACGTCGCCCTCGGCTACGGTTGAGCCGCCAGCAATAGTTCCATCAACGGAAGCCTTGTAAGATACAAGCTGTGTGCCCGGAGCTTTGCGGATAGGACGCATAATGCCGAGAATTTTCATAAGAGCGTCCCAGTTATCTTGAAATCGTGTAACAAAATCCACCTCACGCGCAGATATAGTAAACTGCGACGCAGTGGTGAGACCAGTGTTTGCTGCCATAATTTATAATCCTTTCTTACGGTTTATTCGTTGCTTTGATTTGCCATAAGTTCAGCAACGGCTTTCTGGCGGTCTTCGGTAGACATAATGTAGCGACCGTGGTCGTCCTTCTTGTAGATGTCAGCCATAGTTTTACCGCCGTTGTTTGATGGAGGATTTTGAGTATTTGCGCCCTGCTGCTGAGTGCTAACGATAAAATCCGCCCATTCGGTTTTTATGTTTTTCGTGAGTTCAGCAGCGTTTTTGATTTTGCCCTTATCGTCAAGTTCCATGCCGTCAATATCCGACACCTTCACTACTGCGTCAAGCCTTTTATCGCTAACGCCAGCCGCCTTTAGCAGTTCACGATACGCATTTTCTTTCGCCGAGCGAGTTTCTTTCTTACCGACTTCGGCTTTGTAATCATCAAAACTCTTTTTGAGCGCGTCATAATCGGTTTTCCACTTTCCGGCGGTCGTCGCATTGTCCTCGGCGGTCTGCTTGTCAGCCTTGAGCGTTTCGATTTCGTCCAGTTTAGCCTTGTAGCGGTTTTTATCTACAAACTCATTTCCGACAGCTGTTGAGATAGCCTTAGTAAGCTGCGCGATAGCCGTAGACGGTATATTCCCGTCCTGCCCGATATACGTTTTTATAATTGATTCAAAATCTGCCATTTTTCATCCTTTCGCTGTTACGGGTGCTACCCTAAGATGATACTTTACATAATTACGATATCACGTTTATAAAAGTAAATCAAGGATTTTAGCGACTAAAGTTAGCAACTTTAAAACCATTTTGCGACCAAAACAAAAAAGGAGCGGTTAAGCTCCGTTTTCGTCAGTCATGCGCCTTTTGGTTGAGGTATTTGTCAAGCTTTTCCTTTGCCATGGTAACGTTGTGATTCGCGCCAAGTTGGATAAGACCGTCTAAAGCCGCCGCGATACCAAAACACAAAAGAGTGTTTTCCTCTTTCATTCTTTGGATTTCGGTGTTTTGCTTGTTTTGTTTGAGATACCATCGATAAATTGCAAATACTACCCCGCCGA